AAATGAAATTGTAAATAATCTAAACTGGCGTCATCAGACAATCAGTAATATGATTAAGTGGAAGGTATTTGAAGCCGGTGGCTGATATAGTATGTAAACTTAGAGACTATAGTACATTAGAAGTGGACACTGATAGTGCATTAGCTGCAGAACTCAGTGACCACTTTTCTTTTTATGTGCCTGGTTATAGATGGATGCCAGCGTATAAAAATAAAGTGTGGGATGGTAAGATAAGACTGTTTAATCGCATAAACGGTGAGCTTCCCGCAGGGCTATATTCTTATTTGTTAAAGTTTGCAACTCAGCGATCATATACTGTTGACACTCAAGAGTCGGATCAGTATGGCTTTCCGATTCCTCCTCAACAACCTCTTCCAAATATGTCTGATTTACTAGCTGACCCAAAGCTTCCATTTCAGCCTCGAGTCTATCAATACGATGCGATTGAAACAGCCCTATCAAGAAGTCGAGCAATTTTATTATCTCCTACTGGATCTGGCAAGTCATTCATTATTTATCTAATGATGAAATACTGGCTTTACTATTTATCAGATGGTTGGAAATATCCTAAAGCAGGAAGAGTGCTAGTGATTGTTCCAACAACATCTCTAGTTGAACAAATGCATCAAGACTTTATTGACTATGGTTTCAGTCAGGATGGTATGCATAGAATATATTCTGGTAGAGATAAGAACGCAGATAAAGCTGTTATAATTTCAACTTGGCAATCAATATATAAGTTTCCACCAAAATGGTTTCAACAGTTTGGTATGGTGATTGGTGATGAGTGTCATGGATTTAAATCCAAGTCTCTATCGTCAATAATGAACAAAGCAACTGAAGCTAAATATAGATATGGACTAACAGGCACACTAGATGGTACACAAACACACAGACTAGTTCTTGAAGGATTATTTGGTCCTGTGTATCAAGTAACTAAAACAAAATCATTGCAAGATGATGGTACTTTAGCAGCACTAGACATAAAAGTTCTTTTGTTAAATTACTCAGAGAAAGTAAGGAAAGACTTTGGAAAGAAAACTTATCAAGAAGAAATCGAGTTCATTATTGGACACCCTGTTCGTAATCGCCTTATTTGCAATCTCGCTTTGGATGCTAAAGGAAATACTCTCATCTTATATAATCGTGTGGACGCTCATGGAAAGCCTCTCTACGAACTTATAAATAGTAAGGTAGAAGAAGGTAGAAAAGTTTTTTTTATATCTGGTGATGTTGAAGCCTCTGATCGTGAAATGATTAGAAAAATAGTGGAGAAACAAAAAAATGCTATTATTGTTGCAAGCCTTGGGACTTTTAGTACTGGTATCAATATTCGTAATCTGCACAATATCATCTTTGCTAGCCCGTCAAAGTCTCAAATTAAAGTTTTACAGAGTATCGGAAGAGGGTTACGCCAATCCGATGACGGAAGAAGCACAACGCTCTATGACTTGACTGATGACTTACATTGGAAGAATAGAAAGAACTATGCTCTTTTACATGGTGCTGAAAGAGTAAAGATATACAATAAAGAGCAGTTTAAACACAAAGTAATAAAGGTTGACCTTGATGAGTGAAGTAAGACAACTAAAGCTGAGTTCTGGCGAAGAGGTTATATGTCAAGTGTTAGACTGGGCAGACGAAGAGAACGGTGATATTATCGTAAGGCATGTTTATAAAGTAACAACTATTGACGATGATGCACGTGGATTGAGACTATATAACTTAAGACCTTGGATGACAATGCAAGAAGGTGATGATATGTTTATAAACTTAAACATCATGCACGTGATTGCGCAAGCCAAGCCAGATAGTAAACTTGAAACTCAGTTCAAAGGTGCTGTTAAACACTCTAATATGACAGAGGAAGAACTTGAACAAAAAGTTCAAGACTATATAGATCAAATGAGAAATAGCTTGAACGAAGATGAAGACTTTGATAATGTTATAAGTTTCCCAGGAAACGACAAGATACACTAGTATACTCACCCACCTCAAAAGCCTCTCTTTAATTATACAGATTTTTACTGATTCGTCAAGTACTTTTTTTAAGTTGACAAGATAAAAAATATTCGATAAAATATTAGAAATTGAAGGATATATTATGGCAAGACAAAAACGAAAAAATATTCATTATGTAAATAACAAAGAGTTTTCACAAGCTGTTGTAGAATACTGTGTAAGCGTAAAAGAAGCAAAAGATAGCAAAGCAGATTTACCTATTGTTCCCAACTACATCGCTGAATGTTTTTTAAAGATAGCTGAAGGATTGTCGCACAAGGCAAACTTTATTCGCTATACTTATCGTGAAGAAATGGTTATGGATGCTGTTGAGAATTGTCTTAAAGCCATAGAGAACTATAATATAGAAGCTGCAACTCGCACTGGTAATCCGAATGCGTTTGCTTATTTCACCCAGATTTCGTGGTATGCCTTTCTTAGACGTATTGCTAAAGAAAAGAAACAACAAGACATCAAGCTAAAGTATATGACATCATCTGGGGTTGAAGAATATATTATGTCGAATGGTGATGAAGGTTCTAATACAGTGGTACAAGCCTTTGTTGATCAGTTGAAAGATCGCATTGATAAAGTAAAAGAAAAAGATAGTGAGTTTAAAATCTTTGCAGAAGAAGAAAAGAAAAAGGCAAAGAGAATGAAGAAAACTATCTCAGTAGATTCGGACTTAAGTAACTTCTTATGAAAATATTAGTAATGGGATTGCCTGGTGCTGGTAAAACACACTTTGCAGTTCGTCTTCAAAATCATTTAAACTGCGCTTGGTATAACGCTGATGCAGTTCGCAAAATGGCGAATGATTGGGATTTTAGTGATGAAGCTAGAATCCGACAAGCAAGCAGAATGAGAAACTTAGCAGACTTTGAAAAAGGATTTGGGCGCACGGTTATCTGTGACTTTGTTTGTCCAACAAAACATACAAGATATATTTTTGAAGCAGATGTTACGATCTGGTTGAATACCATTGTTGCTGGAAGATTTCAAGACACTAATGTTATTTTTGAAGATCCAGAAAACGTAGATTATACTATAGATCATTTTATGAGTGATGAAGAAATACAAGGAATAGCAGAATGTTTGATTGGCAAAAACCCACAGTACAAATGTTAGGACGGTGGCAACCTTGGCACGATGGGCATACTGAACTATTCAAAAATGCACTTGACATTACAGGACAAGTTGCTATAATGGTACGTGATGTATATAACTTCAAAGGTGACGCTGGTGCAGGCCGCACTGTTGCCCAAGATGATAATCCATTTGGTATGATTCAAGTTGTTGAAAATATTCAAAAGAGTTTGGAAGTACATGGATATCGTGACGGTTATGAGTACATCATCATGGAAGTACCTAATATTGTTGATATCAGTTATGGTCGTGGAGTTGGATACACATTTACTGAACATGACTTAGGTGCTTTTATTCATAACATTTCTGCTACTAATATTAGAAAGCAAATGAGAGAAGATGGCAAACTTTAATGAAAATAGCTATATTAAATGATACTCACGCTGGCATACGTAATAGCAGCGATATATTTATTGCCAATGCTGATAAGTTCTATAGTGATACCTTTTTTCCGTATCTTGTGGAGAATAATATTAACCATATTGTTCATTTGGGCGACTATTACGATAATAGAAAATACGTTAATTTTAGATCACTTAACTGTAATAGACAACATTTTCTCAAGCCTCTACGAGAGCTTGGTATCACAATGGATATCATACGTGGAAACCACGACACCTTCTACAAGAACACTGGAGAACTAAACTCCCTAAAAGAATTGTTAGGGCATTACATGAATGAGATAAATATTATTCATGATCCTACAGTTATGGAATATGGCTCTCTTAAGATGGGTCTAGTTCCATGGATTGATGATGAAAATGAAAACCAGTGCATGGACTTTCTAGCTAAAGCCAAGTGTGATTGGATTGGTGGACACTTTGAAATATCAGGATATGATATGATGAAAGGGGTTAAGTGTGAGCATGGCTTAGACAAAAGTGTTTTTAAAAGATTTGAAAGGGTTTTATCTGGACATTTCCATACAAAATCTGAGCAAGATAATATAATGTACCTTGGATCTCAGATGGAGTTTTTCTGGAATGATGCACATGATAAAAAATATTTTCACGTTCTTGATACTGAGTCTCGTGAGCTTACCGCTATTAATAATCCACATACTTTGTTCCATCGCATCAGATATGATGACACTCGCTTTGATTACAATGATTTTGATTATTCTTTAGTTGAAAACAAGTTTGTAAAAATAGTTGTTATCAATAAATCAGACTTATATTCTTTTGATCGCTTTGTAGATAAGATACAAAACAGTAATATTCTTGAACTCAAGATCGCAGAAAACTTTGAAGAGTTTGTAGGTAAAAATGTTGATGATCAGAATATTTCTATTGAAGAAACTTCTGATTTATTGTATACTTACATAGATGCTGTAGACACTGATCTAGACAAAGATAGAATCAAAAAAGAAATGTCTGAGCTAATGATAGAGGCACAAACGTTAGAGATTGTCTAATGACAAAAATCATACATATCAATCGAAATATTATTCAGCAAAATGCAAAGCATGGTCGTGAAGAACCTGTGTGCCGTGTTGAAGAAAAAGGTAAAGTGGTATATTGCATGGAAGTGGATATTAAAGGTCCATCTCGTATGATATATCGTCCTAGCAAACCTCGCCCATGCGGTGCGAAGCTTTGGATTGAAACTGATAGTGAAGTTGAAATGATAGGTATAAAAGCTTGATTATATTCAAATCTTTGAAATGGAAAAACTTTCTCAGCACAGGCAATAACTGGTCAGAGATTGATTTCACTTCGCACAAGTCAACGCTTGTCGTTGGACAAAATGGTGCAGGTAAATCAACTATGCTAGATGCATTATCCTTTGCACTGTTTGGTAAGTCTCATCGTAATATATCAAAGCCTCAACTAGTAAACTCAATCAACAATAAAGATTGTTGTGTTGAAGTTATGTTCAATGTACACAATACCGACTATACAATCAAGAGGGGTATAAAGCCAAACATTTTTGAGATATGGCAAGGTGACAGTATGATTAATCAATCGTCACATGCTAAAGAGTACCAGAAGATCCTCGAACAAAACATCTTGAAGCTTAATCATAAAAGCTTTCATCAGATTGTTGTGTTGGGTTCTTCTTCTTTCATTCCTTTCATGCAACTCTCAGCACAAAATCGGAGAGATGTGATTGAGGATCTTCTGGACATTAACGTTTTCTCTAAGATGAATAGCATTCTAAAAGAAAAAGCATCA